GCCCCTACGTCAGTTGTCGTTTTTGTTGAACTGACGATGAGTCGGGAGGGAAGTGATTATTGGATTGGAACGATGCTCTCATTGATAGTGACGATGGGAGCACCAAGAATGAAACCGAAGTTGAAGTCGTCTGCAACGGCTCGGAAGACGCGCATAGGACCATCAGCACTGGTGACGGAAAAGGAAATTTGAACAGCCCCTTCAGGATAGAAACGGGCAGAAGTTTGAGAAAGAACGGCAGAGATGTTGTCTCCAGGTGTGTACCGGGTGATGAGCTTGTGAGTTCGAGCATAGTAAGGAATTTCTATCTCGCACCCACCCTGTAGAGCCATGCTGAAAGGTTGTGTTACAGCAGTAGCTTGGTTGAGAAATGTCGTGTTTGACGTGTTGGTTGTTGCAAACGCCGACATCTCCTTTCCAAACACAGATGAGGCACCTACAGTAGAAGCACTAAGGATCCCAGGGTTGAGATAGGGATCGTATTTCACGGCAAGCGAACCTGGTGATGACGCAGCAAAGAGAAGACGCATTCCACCTCGATAGAATCTGTACATAGGCCAGAGGTTTGACAGGAACTCATAGGAACGGGTATTCCTACTGGCACCTATAAAAGGCTCTGTTATGACAAACGGAAAGACAACAACATTGGTGGTGGGGACAGTGGCTGAGTAACCAATAGGAAAGTAACGTTTCAAAAGTGCACGCACATTTGAAATGTTCTCACCCATGGTCAGTCTTGTGCTGTCAGGGTTGTGTGAATCCGGTGAGGAGTACTGAGCAACCATGTTCAGTACAGGAATGTCGAGGACCTCTCCTTGAGGTTTCATCAGGATGGGCTGAGTTTTGAGCTTTCTGGACAGAGTTGGCCTCTCGATCTGAGTTGGGAATCCTTTCATGCAAGATGGAGCTGCAAGTTGGTAGTCGGATCCTCCTGAGGCCATGACAACAATTGAAATGGTAGAGGCAGCTGAAGATTGAAGAGTCAGCCGGTTCTCTACGAAAACCTGAAGATATGACAGTGGATCATCGAAGCCTGAGCGATCATCATCAACGTAGGTGCCACCGGTGAAGTTCTTAGGCACTGATTTCCATGGAGTTGACGCGAAATAAGGCAAGTCTATCGCAAAGGTTAAGCCATCGCGGAGATCTACAACCTGGGAGAATGAATAAGGATATTCAACTCCAAGTCGTGATTGATCCGTGAGGCCACCGAGGGAATAGACAAACCTCAATCTTCCAGAATGGAATTTAGTCGCAACTACATGGAAAGTGTACCGAATAGTACCTCGCCAGAAGCGAAACATTGATGAGATATACCTAAGTCGAGTTGGGGCAACATAGGTATTTACGCCAATTGTAGTGTCAACAACGGCGTTGGGCTCAACAGGCAGATTGATCAGGTTTGTCGTCTCAGTCTGTGCATCACTCCACGTGAAGTACGTGAAATAGCAAGGCTTGGACACGATGTGATTGATGTCCATTTCATCCGCTGCGTCCACACCAAGGCGACCAACCTCTGTATCTTGTTTCTCCTGGAAAGAGAGCTTCAGAGCTGAAGAGGTAGAGTCGCCAAGTGTTATGTTGGCATACGGAGAGAGCAACATCCGGGTGGGATTCTGGTTGACAACAGGTTTGGAGAGTCCAAGAACAGAAAGAGCTGTAAGCAATTCTGATCCAGCACCCAACGCACCTGTGACATCTCCAAGAAGATCTGAAACGGGATTTGAAGGGGATTGAGTCTTGCCTTGAGCCTCCTTTGTCCGATCAAGTGACTGAGTACTCCATGTTCGAGGGGTGGCTCCATACAACTTGACGTCCGAAAACGACATGTAGACAGAGATTTCAGCTGATGTTTGATTGGTGCCATCAACTATGCTCGAGATGTTTTGAACATAGAAGGTACCCCAATCGCGGTTAGACAAATCAGCAAGATTGACAAAGGCTTGGGGTCCAGTGTATGGCACACTCAACTCCACAGAGGACTGCAAAGAGAGGTTGCAATACACGTTTGGGCAACCAGTGGCAAAAGGCAAGGACATTTGGGTTCCATTCAGAAGGTCGGGAAACTGTGTGAAGGATCGCTGGAAGGGGATATAGAACACGTGAAGAAGACCAGCCTGGAAGGGTTGCGGATTGATCAGGAGCTTGAGAGTTGCTGTGGCATGAAAACCATAGAAACCACTCAGCTTCTGCCTGAACAACCGAAACACATCCAAGTCGGCCAACAAAGCCGTAACATCAAAGGCTCCAAGCAAAACTCCACGAGGAGCTTGCGAAGTCCAATTGATGGTGGCAATTTTGGTAGGTCGGGACAGAATGGCTTCAATGGAATGGGTGTCTTCTTCATTTGGGCGGACGGCGGATAGAAGGCGGGCATCTTCGGTTGGAGAGTCGAAGTGGGCATCTACTACTCTTCCAGGAGTTTGAAAGCCAATAGCATCAGCGAACTCACGCGTATTGGTATCTCCCACAATTGTAGTATCTGGCACTCCAGCTACTCGTTCTCGATGAGTTGATTCAGAGGAAAGAGGGTCGGTTGTCTTTGCTGTCGCCATCGTAGAAGGCTTTGTCAACGGGGATTTTGTGTTTTCGGGACTTTTTCTTTTGTCGGGTGAAGAAGAAATACACTAGCAGGGAAAAGAGGAAAAGCAAGATAGATGAAACTAATTGATTTCGGGGGATTGGTTTCATTCACAAACTTGACCACAGCAGAGGAAACAAGACCAAAGGCAATTTTTGCAGTCCTTTCGTTGTCGATTTGAAGCGATCTTGCGTTCAATGGTGGGAATTGAATCTGCAGGGTTTACTCTAACAGCGTAGTACACGTCGCGAGAGCCGTTCCAAAGGCGTTGGGCGTTATTGTAATCACTTCTGAATGAAGATGAAGAAGATGAAAATGAATGACGCGGTGATGAGTGAAACGAAACGATTGAAGGGGACGATGATCGTCGGGAAACGTTGTAGTCTTGGGAAAATTTGCTTGAACGCGTAGAAGAATAAGGTGAGTCCAAATTATTAATTTGATTTTGATTCATAGTTTTCTTAACAGAATCTTAACATATGAGTTGATCTCGATCATTGTATCATATGTACCTTTTATTGTCACCAATAAAAGACTCCTTTTGGAGTACAATTTGGGCTCTCCCTATACTCCACGGCTTCCAAGCAGCTCGGTGGCCTATTTCTCGGAGGGCTGTTTGAATTTGAAGATACACACGATTGTATGTTTCTTCATCATGGTGGAACAGTTCATCTTGGGCGTCCTCACAGTTATTGAGGGTTGCTTCAATTTCGGACGGGCCTTTCTTTATCCAATTGAGGGACTCAATAATACTAGTGAGAGATAAGGGGGCAAACCACCAATCTCGGTCTTTGTCATAGACGAAACTTCTCTTTAGAAAAGTTACTTCTGACAAATCCCGAAAATCAGCGGACTGCTCGCCCTTCTCCTCACTCGTATATTTCATTCCAAAAGTGGAGAAGGCTTGGCTGAGGGAGATTGGGTTGAATTCTTTTCGGATTGAGGGGTGGACTGAGATGATGTTGTCATCACCATAAGCAATGATTTTCACCATCCTATTGAATTGAGAAAGAGGCAATCCTAGCAAACCAAAACAATATCGGATGGCGAGAGAGTTGTAGATTGAGTTTGACACGGCTGTTGTTGGGTTGCCGGACGGTTGACCATGACTGAATTGGTAGGCCATATCGTAGAGTATGTGCGATGACTTCGCAATACACTCCCATATGACTAGGCGGACTCGTTGGTTTTGTTGACTGTCCCCATAAAATCGATTGATAATGTGGGGGATTTGAGCAAAGAGGTCATAGGCTATAGTTCCATCAAAATTGGAGAAATCTCCCGCAATCATAGACTTTCCGCTGAAAACATTCAAATGATGAACTATCATTTTCCAATCTTCAGAGTAGACACAAGACCCAACAGCACATTCATTTCCAATGCGCGTTCTGGACATGAAGCCTACAAAGCCAAGCATGTATTTTCTGCACAAGATTGAAAAAGCCATTGGCGCAGCAGAAAACACACGGGTCTTTCCTTCAAGCACTTTCTCGAGAGATCTTTTCTCATCTTTCAATGTGTCTACGAAGTAGCATTCTGGGACTACACCACTTCTACACATGTCCTCTAATCGGGCGACCTCTGTTCTGAGTTCTTTACAGAGGGGCGAGTTGAAAGTCCACTCATCGGATCCAAGCCAGTCTGTTTTGCCTTTTGATGCTTGAAACATCAAGGGGAAACCAGCTGACTTAGATCGTTTGAGAGGCGGGAAATACTTGTTTCCTGGGATGCCAGCGCATGATTCCTCAAAAGAGAAGACACGCATTTCATCTCCAGTGGCTTCGAATTTGTTGAGTTGTTCCTCGTAAGAGGACACAACATCTGCCACAAGTAATGGGTCAAGCGGATCAACGGCACAGGCATTTTTCATGAGTCCCTTGAGCATAGGGCCTTCAGGTTCAAGAGCAGGGCGAAGTTTGGCGGGGGCGACGGTAGATGGGCCGGCAAAACCGTGTATCAGAGATTTTCTCAATGATGTTCGACACGGTTGGACAACAGGAGGAAAGTTGCTCAGTCCAATGTAGCGGAAGGAAGAGTTGGGCATGGGGAAAGGTGAAATTTCCTCTCCTTGTGGAGTGACTAGTTCAGGATCCTGGGATGTCATCTCGTGGCGCAAATACTTTTCGACGTCTGAGTACGTAATTATACTACAGGCGCCAAAACCATCTAGGCCAGCGAAGTGAAAACCAAGGATCTTGTGATTGAATTCGTCACTTCCAATAAGGATAGGAGACCCACAATCACCTGCCATGGTTTGCATCTGGTACTTGGCGGATTTCGGGTAGTAGTGGATGATGTTGGGATCACGTCGATCTTCAACAGCAGCAGTAAACAACTCAACGAAACTACCATCTCTGATAGATCGCGTGTATCGCTCACCTTCGCGGTCGTAGGTGAACATGATGACTCGAACCCCTCGTGACAATTTGGAAACATCCGCAGTTGTTATGAGATGTTTCTTTGCAATGTCTTTGCCAAGAGGGCAGGATTTTGGAAGAGAAATCAGATAGAATTCTGTTAAAACCTCTCCTCGGTAGACAGGAATGGCAGTTTGCACTATCGATGAAAGGGTACATTTGTGGCCAGTGGCGTGTTCATGTTGCATGAAAACACATCGGAATGTTTCTTTGTCTTCACACATCTCCCACAAAACACTCATGCTCTGATAATAATGGTAGTTAATCAAAGCTTTGTGTCCTCTGAGACAAAACACGGTGCCAATTGGATGTTTCTGGCCATCGAACTCGACTCGGAGATGGTACAAATTCCCTCGCAGGGCCTTTCCTAGCTCAAGAGCTTGATGAGAGCTAGGTCCTTCAGGTGTCATTTTAAGGCCTGGAAACATGTCTTTGAGAGTGTGCTCCTCATATCGGAATTTTGATTTTGTTCGAGAGGATTGTTTTCCATGAGATGGGTCATCTTCAAAAGACGCTTTGGTTTTCTCTTCTTCGAAGTGAACTTTCTTTGATGTTCTAGCTGATTGTTTGCCATGAGACGGATCATCTTCCACTTGAGCTTCTTCTTCTGCTTGAGCCTTTTGAAGTTTGGTTTGCATTTGAATTAGATCATTTGGCGTTAAAGGTAAGTTTTTGACTGAGCTGAGGCTTTCGACATCCAGCTTCTCGTGTACACTCTTGTGACTAGCACAATCTTGGCAAGTTTTCTCATAATCTTGGTGAACCCAATAATGAGTTATCATAGCCAAAATAGCACAAGCCACTGAGGCATAACCAGCATACTGAATGGGGTGGTTTATCGGGAAGTCAGTGAGTTTGCAGGCATTGTCGATCAACACTTGGTACTTGAAGTACTTCATGAGGATGCTCTTGGTGTGGGTGTTTGGAAAGCATGCTCCTACCCAATCCACTACTTTATAAAAGACAAATATGATGGTAATTGTCCTAAATAGGTAGAGAAGGAATAAGTAGAAGTTTTCATGCACTGGTGCTGTCGAATCATACCAGTGTCGCCAACCATTGAGGGCATGGAGAATCTTTTGGCCTATTTTCTGCCATTTTTGTTTGAAAGCGTCGTCATCGGAAATTCTCTGGGCTTGCTCTTCTATTTCTCGCCTAACTTTCTCTCTGTCTACAGGATCTTTTGATTTGAACATCTTCACACATACTGTCTGAGGGACTTGGACGCACTCTTGGTGGGAAAGGTACAGTTTACATTCGGTGCTGGCTGCAATAAACTGTAAAAGCGTTTCAAAGTCCTCAAAAGTCTGTGTTTCTAGTTCTTCAGAGAGTGGAAAGCGAGGTGTATAGAAGACGGCTTTATGAGACAAAATTTGTTGTTGGACAAAATGGGATGAGTTCAAGAATAGTGGCAACGGGACATTGATTGCTGGAATACCTGTAGAAGTAGTCGGTTGTGGTTCTTCTTCAGGCTCTTCTCCTTGTGGGATCCATTTCTCAGCATCAACAGAGAAGGCGTTGTGAGGCAACTTCTTGGTTCTTGATTTGGCAGCAATGTCCTTTTGAATGTTGAAGGTGTTGAGCTTGCTTTCGTAATACCTAGATATTTCAACAATTACGTCGTCATATTTTAGGCATTTCTTCTGAGCATCAACGAAAACCCAATGGCTAGTGTCGTCGACATCTAGACCATGCTCTTTCCTGTAAGCATTTAATTTGCCCTTGTGAAGCTTGGCAAATTCTGGGTCTTTATGGGTAGCAACTTCTGGTATCAATTGGAGGTTATACTCAAGGTGGATTCTTCGCTCAATAGCATCTTTACTTATCAAGCTGGCTGGATTGATTTCTTTGAGGTTGGTTGTCAAGCAAATGAAATCTGCTTCAAAAGGATTGTTACCTTTTTGTTCAAGTGCTGCAGAATGAAGTTGATACGGGAAAGTGTTGACTGTTCTCATGAGTTCAAAATACTCAAGGTTGGGATTGGCTTGACTATCTTTCATTTGGCCAAAATCGTCAAAAATGACTATAGGCTGACCTACATATCCGTCCCAATACTCTTGCTCGTGGGCGCGAGAGTAAATCTTTCCTTCAAGGTCAAATTCGGTGGTGTATTTGCCTGAGATCTTGAGCAAATCCTGTTGTAACACACTCATCAAAAATGATTTTCCAACACCTGGAGCACCAGTAAACATGACACATACTGGTTCCTTTCTCATGAGATAGCCTTTTGGATTGTGATGGCTAACCTCTTTATAGAAGTGGATGATGGGAGGTCCCATTGAGTCAATGCTCTGAGAAATGGTTTTGTTAGAAGCGTACATGCGTTTAAAATGCATGTATCTCAGGTACATAGATTCAATGTGAGCAATGGTTTCTCGATCACGCAAGATGTTTGATGATTTGTCAATCTTGCTTAGTTCCATCACTTCTTCGAACAATTTGTCAATTTCAGGGATGTGAGAAAAGGATACGTATTCTTTTTTTAACACGTACTTGTAAACAAGTCTCGTGCTGTTGGTAAAATACTCAACCATTTTCTCGCCAAGGACGGTCCAGGTTTGATGAGCGCGACCCAGAAGAGCGTGTCGCTTCAGCATCTCATCAAGTGATTTCTTATCGGTGGGAATTTCCAAGCCAGCTACACACATACTCATCAGAGATACGGTGCAGACGGTATTTGAGATCCAATCAGTCAGGTCTCGTGGCAAAATTTCATTTTGTGGTTTCATTATGGTAATCGTGTTGGTGTTAATGTTTTGGGTTGTTGGTTTACATGATGCAAGAACGTAGGCCAATGCAGCTCCTCCAGCGGTGGTGTACATGTTTTGGAAGTATGCTGTCATTAGTCCTAAGGCAACACAAGAGAAACGGCTGAACCACCCTAGTGTTCCTTTAGGAAGAGTAAGGGCCAATAATGAGATGGTGCAACCAACCACAATAGCTGCCAATGATTCAACTGAGTTTATTTTTGAAATGAGATGATCAAATACAGAAACGAGTTTTCCGTATATGTGTGAAATATGCTCTTGAATAAAATCAATGATGAAGTGAAATGAGTCATGAACAGATGATTTGATGAAGTCTAATAAAGATGAAATCATCCCCTTCGCTTTCTCATGAGCTCTTATGCCGATGTTTCGAGCACTATGATAAGCGGTATGGTAAGAGGATGATAATTTGTCCGACAAATGAGACCTTATCTTTCGAAAGGCTTTTGTGATAGCTTTTGTTGCTGTATAAACCTGTGCTTTGGGATATGAAGACCAAGGCACTTCTCTTTTCAGGTTATACAAAATGAATTCATCTAAATCATGTTTGGGCAAGTTGACAAAGTGATCTTTAACAACATTCACATACAGTCCTTGGAAGAGGGGCATGAAATGATGGCACATTAACATTCTCTCCTCCATGCTGTAGTCTTCAATTTCCATACAATTCCACAAAATTAACCGTGAAGCTAATTCTGCGTTTGTACATTCCTCAAAGATAGGCAAGGTGTAAATGCCTGAGTGAAGTTGCAGAGCAGAAAGAATCTGTTCTTTCGACCATTTGCAAATTTCGTCATGATTTATTTCTTTTGGGTTTGACATTTTGGTTTGTTTGTTTGGGTTTGTTTATTTTCTTCAAACTGAAAAGATAAATAAAATACACTATCCGAAAACACACAAGTGAGTTGCTTGAATATTCACGTTAGAATAAGATATTTATAATTCAGATCGCTTGCAAAAGTATATAGATTTGAATCTATA